TGGCGATCAAGGGAGGGAACCATTAAATACTAGGTATTCTATCCAAGTAATTAGAAACCGAGAGTGCTAGCATCCGGACCTACATACTCTGCTTTTGGCGATTGAGCCAAAGCTTTGTTGATGATCCGTTTTCTAGCGGCCTCTGGTAATGATAATCAGTACTTTTGGAAAGCTTCCTTTTTACGGGCAGCTTCCTCAGTACGACGACGATCATCGGCCAGGGCCTTCTCGTTTACTAGCGACTGTACTTCTTTAAAGAATTTAATTCCAAGACGACGTATAGTCGGGCGTTTCACCTTTGGTTTTACCCAAGGATTATCGTACGGAGCAACTGAAGATACACTATCTATGACTTCCTTAACGGAATCATAGCTAGGGTAAAATCCGTCGATTTGGCTTTCAAACCAATCGGCGAATCCAAGACTCTTAAGAGGTCGCTTTTCAGCGATTTCAAGGGTTGCTTCAATGCTCCGGATCATTAAAGACCGATATGACGGTAAGATATGAAATTTGAATCACCCTCCACCCTCAGTTTTTAAATGAGGATGGAATTGGGCTTTCCAAATTCCCAAGGCAGCCTCCAAAGATCGATCGAACGCGGTGTCCCACTCCTTACTTAACATGTTAAGTAAGGTTTCTTCTATCGAAAGTATAAGGTTATAACTTGATACTTCCAGCGACTTTGTCACCCCTGTGGTTGCAAAGCCTGAAGATTTCATAAAACCGAAAGGTCCTATAATACTTCATAGAAGAGCCTCTTTGTTCCGAACAGAAGTTCGAATAACAGAAGATGGAAGTCCTAGGACTGCCTTCTGCGCATCTTTCTCCGACCAGTCACTCTCCCCCCCTTTTCCTAGATGATCTAAGAAAAGACTTGGTAGTTCCGCTGGGTTCTTAAGAACCTGTTGGATATTACCCGGTCCCAGAGGTGTAAATTCCTCTGTGGGTGAGACTAATCTCTTCGCGAATTCCATTATACCCTTACTACTTACCAATGATTTAGAGAGATTAATTTCTAAACCTAGGACCGTAGTCATGATAAAATGGTATGACTCCGCTACTGCCTTATCGGCAATAACGATATCATCTCCGAGAAGCGCATACATGTCAAATCAGCCTATTCGGCCAATTCGTCAAGCTGCGAACTGTACGAGGAAATGGTGCGTAAGTGCGAGCATCCCAAAAGAGCTTAAAGCTCCCATGGGTTGGCCCACAGCATACTGGTATTCCTTCTCTTTCAACGTATAGGTCCTATTAACCAACAAAGTCTTCCATGCATTAGCAACATCCCACCCCTGAGGGAGGAATGAAGCTAAGACTTGGACTTGTAAATTAATAGGTAATCTATCCGTTGCCGCTGAAAGATCAAATGAATAAGTCTCTGACTTATCATTCAGTCTTTTTCGCAACAGAGTAAGAGGGCGTGACTGATTGAAAGTCCCATCCTGAGGTATACTCCGTAAAATAGAGTATATGAACTCATGAAGGGGCTCTAAAACAGTCTGCGTCCAGACGTCTACAATGGCAAATACCCTGACCTTACCGGCTGCTTCTTTCTTTAATGATAACTTTCCAAGGATGGGACAATATTGTCCCCCCGGCTTGTGAAATTCCACACCGTCTACTAATTTTGCCTCTAATTCTAGCATCTCTGCTAGGTTAGATTTGAAATAAGTAGCGATGGTCTTTAGCGAGCTTAGTAACTCTGGTGGAGAGGCATAGACAAATGCCCATGCATCCATCGGAGCTCCTAGGATAGAAATCTTAAAGTTAGGTCCAGCCGTTCTCAACGGTATTGGAGTTGATCGACCTATTGGAACCCGTAAGGGAACAAATTTGTCGAATAACTTTCGTACACTTCTGACCTCATACCAATCCAACTGATCCTTCATCCCCGTAAAGGGACTAGTGATCGTTGACAGTTTTGGTTCAGAAGGATACTTAAATACCCGAAAGATAGAGATCAGCGTTAGGATCACTCTAAGAACCTTCCCGTCACCAGACTCAATTAAGAGCCGAAGTGATCCAGGAATGATCTTAGGTAATCCTCTCATTGTTGCGACCCTAGGACCGCCTTCCAGGCAAGTCGTAGGGTTACCACTCTTTCAATGTTGGATGAGTCTCAGAGACTCTTTTAAGAACAAGGTTGTGAATTTCACTCCCGAGTGCTTATAAAGGTATTCAATCCTTTCCATCAATTGAAAGTAATGCTTTGTGTCAGAAATTCTAAAGAACCATAGTACTAAACTTCCATACCTTTGTGTTTTTAATACATTGGATATGACTTTAGTATTTCCA